AATGGCTATCGCCAATTTCGTTCCGGAAATCTGGAGCGCGGAACTCCTGGTCGCTCTCGAAAAGGCGCTCGTCTACGCCGCGCCCGGCGTCGTGAACCGCGACTACGAAGGCGAGATCGCGAACGCGGGCGACACGGTGCACATCACCGGTCTGGCGGATCCGACCGTCGGCGACTACACCCCGCACGTCGACATCTCGATCGAGGACGTCGACGACACCACGCTTTCGCTCCTGATCGACCAGTCGAAGTACTTTGCCTTCGAGGTCGACGACGTCGAGAAGCGTCAGGCCGTGTCGGGTGGCGCCGTGCTGACCGAGCAGGCTCGGAAGGCGGCCTACAAGCTCCGCGACGTCGCGGACCGGTTCGTCGCCGGCCTGATGGGCGCGGGTGTCTCGGCCGGCAACCTGGTTGCCGAACAGACCCTCGCGTCCGCATCGGACGCGTACGACCTTCTGGTCGACCTCGGCGTTCTGCTCGACGAGTCGGACGTTCCGACCGAAGGCCGCTTCGTCGTGGTCACCCCGAAGTTCCACGGTCTGCTTCAGAAGGACACCCGCTTCGTGGCCGCCGGCGACGCTGCGGGCGCCACGGTCCGCGCGAACGGTCTCGTCGGCGAGGCGGCCGGCTTCTCCGTCCGCAAGAGCAACAACGCCCCGGACGGCCCGGGTGCCGGCGCGGGCAAGCTCGTCATCGCGGGTACGTCGATCGCGACGACCTACGCCGAGCAGATCTCGAAGACCGAAGCCACCCGCAAGGAGAAGGGCTTCGCGGACATCGTCAAGGGTCTGCACCTGTACGGCGCGAAGGTCGTGCGTCCGAAGGCTCTCGCTGCGGCGGACGTGATCATCTGATGGATGCCGGAGACAAGCTCCGGTTCTACGGCCCCAACGGCGCGCCTTTCGTGGTGACCGTTGGGGCTTCTTTCACCCCCCGCTACATCCGGGCGCAGCTCGAAGCGGGCGAGTGGAGGCCATTCGAGCCGGAAACGACCGAAGCACCCGCCGGGGGTCCGCCGGCGAAGCCGGCCCCCGTCAAGCGCGGCCGTCCCCGTAAGAACCCGTAGGGAGCGAAGTCATGCCGTTGCCCCCATTGGCAACGCCGGAAGACGGCGTGACCTACGGCTACCCGAACATTCCGGCGTCGTGGTACGCGCGGGCTTCGGTCCGCGTCCGCTCGTTCGTCGAGCAGGAGATCACCCGGTCGACATCGGCGGTTGAGCTCAACGGTTACGGCCCTTGGTATCTGCCACAGCGGCCCGTGTCGGCCGTGACGTCCGTCGTCGACAAGGACGGCGCCGCGGTCCCGTTTCACGTCGAAGACGCGTGGCTCTACGTCGACCCCCGATGGGGCTGCGGGCCGATCACGGCCACCTACACCCACGGGTTCGATCCGGTGCCAGACGCATTGGTCGAACTCGTCTGCGCTATCGCAACGCGCATGTCGTCCGTTCCGGACGCCGTCGCGTCGGGCGCCCGGACCGAACAGGCCGGCGCTGAAGCTGTCACGTGGGGCGTCGAGGCGTACAACGCGTCTTCCGGCCTCACGTCGACAGAGGAATCCCGACTCCGCCGGATGTTCCCGAAGCTGCCTCGAACGATCGTGATGCGGCCGGCGCCCCTGCGGGGGCGCTGATGGCCGTTGTTTCCTTCGGCCGCAAGACGGTCACTCGTCTGCGGGCCACGACGGCCGTTGAGCGCGGAGACACGGTCTACGTGTGGGACTCGCCGGCCACGCTCGACGTCGCCGGCTGTGTCTTCCAGCCGATCCCCGCGGAGGAAATCCAGCGGGACCGCGAGAACCGCGACGCCGTGATTCGCCGATGGCGGCTGATCACGCCGCCCGGCGTGGACATCACCGAACACGACCGGGTCCGGGTCGACGGCACCGATTACGACGTCGACGGATCCGTTCAGCGGTGGGTCGGCCCCACGGGCGCGCTCGCTCACGACGAAATCGAACTGAAGCGGGTGGACGGTTAATGGGTTTGGACAAGCTGAAACTTAACAGCGATGGTGTAGCACTACTACTCAATTCGCCGAACGTCCGAGCCGACCTCGAACGGCGAGCGAACGCAATCGCGTCCGCCGCCATTTCGGCATCCGGCGAACCCGGATTCGAAGTCGACTCCCAGGTTGGCGAGAACCGCGCCCGGGCGTCGGTCCGGACTACCGAATTCGGCGCCATGAAGGCTGAAGCGCGCGACCGCGCTCTGACGCGGGCAATCGACGCCGGGCGGTCCGGATGAGTCAGCCGATCCTCTTTCCTGACGCCGAAGACCTCCTAGTCGACTATCTCACGGCCGAGTTCACCGCGCGCGGTATCGCCGCGACGGCGCACACGAAGGTGCCGAATCCGCGGCCGACGAAGTTCGTTCTCGTCCCCCGGGTCGGCGGCGTTCGCCGCAATCTCGTGGTCGACGCGCCGACGATCGGATTCGAGGTGTGGGCGGACCGCGATAAGGCGGCGTCCGACCTCGCGCAGACCACCCGTGCGCTGATTAACGGACTGGCCGGCCGCCGAATCGGCGGCGTCCAGTGCTACCGAGTCGACGAGTTGGCCGGCCCGACGAATTTCCCCGACGGGGTTTCCGCGCAATCCCGCTACGTCTTCACCACGACTCTGACATTCCGGGGCGTGGTCTTCTAGAAAGGAACGCCTTTATGGCGCTCAACGCGGATAACGTCTCCGTCGCCGTCAGCGGTGCCTGCTCCTACGCCCCCGCGGGTTCGACGGGTCCGACCGACGCAACCACCACGCTCGACGCGGCTTTCCTGGACGTCGGGTACATCTCAGGCGACGGCGTCACCGAAACCCGCGACCGGTCGACTTCGACCGTGGTCGCGTGGCAGAACAGCGAAGTCGTTCGGTCCGTCATCACGGAATCGAGCATCTCGGTTCAGTTCGTGATGATCGAGACGAACAAGGCGAGCGTGGAACTGTTCTACGGCGCCACCGTTTCCGGTGCAGACGGCAGCATCGAAATCAGGCCCGGCAGCACCGGCGGCCGGAAGATGATCGTCGTCGACTACGTCGATGGCGAGGACATGGTTCGGCTGTTCCTGCCGAACGCGGAGGTTCAGGAAGTCGGCGATCAGGCACTCACCGCCGGCGACGCGGTCGGCTACGACGTCACGATCAAGGGCTACCCCGGTCCGCAGGGCTGGTCCGCGAAGAAGTGGTTCACGAAGCTCGACACCACCCCCTGATGACTTGACGACAGGGTGTCGCGCGGGCGCCCTGTCGTCATTTCCCTTGCCCGCGCAGTGAAGTTAGGACTACCCGCGCATGTCTTCCCGTAACCGCAACCGTCGAGCCAACGTCGAGCGCGTGGCAAACGGCACGTTCACCTTCCACCACAAGGGCCGCCAGTTCACCCTTCCCCCGGCGTCCGACTGTGCCCAGGACGTCCCGGCCGGCGTCATGATGGACGCCGTCATGAGCGGCACCGAAGAGGACGGTATCCGGCTCGGCCTCGCGTCGGTCAACTCGCCGAAGATCTCGAAGGCCGCGCGCGACGCGCTCCGCGAGAAGACGACCGGCGAGTTCACCCAGATTCTTTCGCGGTGGATGACCGCGGGTGGCGTGAACCCGGGAAAATCCGAGTAGTCCTCGAACTCATCGGCGACCACACGGAAGCGATGGCGTACGACTTCCGAGCCCGGTTCGGGCTCGGCCTGTCCGCCCCTTTCGACGGCACGATCACGTGGGCTGAAATGTGGGACCTGTCTTCCCAACTCGTTAGGGACCCGACGTCTCACACGTGCGCCGCGCTGAACGGTTGGGAGTTCCCGATCTCGCGCGAAGCACAAACGCTCGCATCGCTCTACGACCTCACGTTGGTGGCAAACACCGACTCGAAGAAGCGAAACCAGATCACGCCGTATCCGCGCCCGTGGCCAGACGAGGACAAACAGCGTTCGAAGGCGCCGACGGTAGACCAGAAGACCATTCGCGAGGCACTCGCGAGGACAAGGGAGAACACACACGATGTCGGCTGAGATTGCGTCGGTGTACGTCTCCCTGATCCCCTCGTTCAAGGGCGGCAAAGCCGCCATCGCCAAGGAACTTGGCGCGCCCGTCGAGCAGGCCGGCGAAGAGGCCGGCAAGAAAGCGGGCGAGAAGGGCTCCAAGGGGTTCGGCGGTTCGTTCGCCGCGGGCGCTAAGTCGCTCGCCGGCGGGCTGGCCATCTTCGGCGGTATCAACCTGATTAAGGATGCCTTCGACCTCTCGGTTCAGCAGGCGTCTTTGCCGTCGATGCTCAAACAGCAGTTCGGGCTAGTCGGCCCGATCGCTGCGGAGGCGTCGTCGGCTGCCGGCAAGCTCTTTTCCCAGGGATGGGGCGATTCGCTCTCCCAGGTTGGCGAGTCCGTCGGCGTCGTCGGCCGCGCGCTGAACGAGCTGGGCGACAACGGCAGCGTCGAGAACGTCACGAAGCAAGCGCAGGCACTCGCGCAGACGTTCGGCGAAGAGGTTCCCTCGGTTGTCCAGGCCGCCGCGCAAATGGTCCGTACGGGCCTCGCGCCGGACATGGCATCCGCGATGGACACCATCGCGGCCGGGTTCCAGTCCGGCGTGAACTCGGGGCAAGACTTCCTCGACACGATCACGGAATACTCGGGTCAGTTCCAGAAGCTCGGCCTTGACGGACCGCTGGCTATTGGGCTGGTCAACCAGGCGCTCGGCGCCGGCGCGCTTAACGCCGACTTCGTCGCCGACGCAATCAAGGAGTTCTCGATTCGAGCCGTTGACGGCTCGAAGACGACGGCCGCCGGCTTCAAGGCGATTGGCTTGGACGCGACGAAGGCCGCCGCCGAGATCGGCAAGGGCGGCCCGGCCGCGGAAGCGATGTTCGCCAAGGTTCTTGACGGGCTCCGCGGGATCAAGGACCCCGTGGCGCAGTCTCAGGCGGCCGTGAACCTCTTCGGCACGAAGGCCGAGGATCTCGGTAAGGCGCTCTACGCGATGAATCCGGCCACCGCGGCAGCGGCCGGCGGGATGGACAACGTCGCGGGTGCAGCCGACCGGGTCGCCGGCAACATCAGCGGCGGACTCGGCAATCAGCTCGAATCGCTGTCTCGGACGTTCAAGGAAGGGCTAGCGTCGGCGCTCACCGGTATTCTCCCGGTCCTTCAGTCCTTCATGGGGTTCATCCAACCGCTTCTCCCGATCCTCGCCCCGATCGCCATCGGTATCGGCGCTATCACGGCAGCTCAGTGGCTCTGGAACGCGGCTATGGCCGCGAACCCGGTCGGCCTGATCATCACACTGGTTGCCGGCCTGGTCCTCGGGTTCATCGCTCTGTGGAACAAGAGCGCCGCATTCCGCGATTTCTTCATCGGAATCTGGGACTGGATCAAGAACGCCGTTTCCGCCGTCGTCGACTGGTTCCCGGTCGCGTGGGACGCCGTGATCAACTGGTTCAAGAGCGTATGGGAGGGCATCAAGGAATTCTTCGTCGGTATCTGGGATTTCTTGAAGGCGGCCGTTCAGGCGTACATTGACTTCTACGTGCTGGTTTTCACGACGGTCATCGACTGGTTCAAGGGTCTTTGGAACGGCGTAGTCGAATTCTTCACTAACCTGTGGGCCGGAATTGTCGCGTCGGTGCAAGGCGTTATCGACTGGTTCACGAACGTGTGGAACCTCGCCGTCGCCGCGTTCCGAATCATGTGGGACCAGTTCAAGGGATTCTTCACCGGGATTTGGGACGGGATCAAAAGCTTCGTCTCGAATATCTGGGACGGCATCGTGGCCTCTGTCCGAGGCGCCGCAAGTGTACTCACGGACATCTGGAACGGTTTCAAGGGCGGCATCACCCGCATTTTCCAGGGGATCAAGGATTTTGGTTCGAGCATCTGGGACGGCATCGTTGGCGCGGCGAAGTCCGCGCTTAACGGCGTGATCCGAGTCGTCAACGGCGCGATCGGCGGAATCAACAACGTCACCGGCGCAGTTGGCATCCCGGCGATTCCGAAGATTCCCATGCTGGCAAAGGGTGGCGTGGTCGACAGACCGACGCTCGCCATGATCGGCGAGGGCAGCGAATCCGAAGCTGTCATCCCGCTGTCCAAGCTCAACACGATGCTTGCGACGGCCGCCGGCGAGGGCGGCGGCGGCGACACCGCCGTTTACGTCTACCTCGACGGCGAACCGGTCCGCGCCATCGCCCGGACGGAAATCAAGCGGGACAACCGAGAGACGGCACGCGCCGTCCGGCAGGGAACGGGGAAGCTCCGGTGACGCTGACAGCGACGTACAACGACGACCTAGCGCGTGTGCAGCTCGCCGTCACCGGTGCCCCCGCGTCCGCGGACTACGCGCTCTTCGAGCGCTCCGCGGACGGGATCACGTGGGAGGCCGTCCGCGGCGGGCAAACGGTCGGCCTCTCTGGGGGCGCTGGCAAACTCGACGACTACGAGTTCGTCCCGGGTGCACCGAACTTCTATCGGGCGTCCTACGTCGACACCGCCGACATTTCGTTCGTCGGCGCGGGCACGGCGTCCCACCAGAACAACGCGTCGACCAGCCCGACGCTGCCCACCGGCCTGACGGCCGGAGACACAATGCTGTTGTTCTCGGCCATCACCAGCGGGACGACGAACACGCCGGCGGGTTGGACTGTCGAGGTTGCCTACGGCCCCATGACGGTATTCTCCCGCCGGTTCCAGGCCGGCGATACGGCGCCGACGGTCACATACTCCGGCGGCGTCGCCGGCTCGGCGACGTCGTCCGTGATCCTCGCGTGGCGGAACCTTCAGCCGGGTTACACCACAATCAACGGGACGATCAACGCGTCGGCGCAAGACATCTTCACACCCCCGCTGTCCGAGGACGGCCCGAAGCGTGAGTACGTCTTCTTCGGCTGGAAACAGAACGGCGCCGCAACCGCGGCGTCGACGCTCACGGCGTTTACGTCGACAACGACTCTCGCCAACGCGGTGGGGCAGTCACTGTTTTACGCTCGCGTCCCCGCCACGTCGGACACCCCGAGCGTCCTCGCGCAG